GGCCATACTCGCGCGCCTTATACGTTGCGTTCACCAATACCGTCGCCAAGATAAGCCAAATCATTTTTGCAGCTTTGCAAGCATCAACTCAATTTTGTGGACGGATGCCAATAGTTCTTTCATGTCGCTCTTTATCTCGTTGCTGTCAATTTCAAGCTGTATCACCCGGCTTTTGAGCCGCGCCACCGTGCTGTTAAGGTTCACCCATACACCAACCAAACCCGCCACGACCGGCGCAACCACTGCCACAAATTCCCATTCCATCACTTTTCCTTTTTCTGTATGATATACCAATTCGAATTGTGGCACAAGATAGTAACGCCATCATAAGCTCGGTTGAAATCATAGGAGGTTGCGCCATCGATAGTTACACCAGTATCTCCTGTATTCGGTCGCAGGCTTACGTATTGATTTGCCGCTATTGTGCCATCGCTATGGAACTGAATGCTGCGCCCTTCGTTATCGGCAACCAGCGGCAAATAAATAATGCTTGCACCGTTGCCGCCTGACCACGTATTCATTATCATATAATCAATCGGCCTCACGTTGTACGTTGTGCCTGTTCGATTCGTTACGGTGGCGGTTCTATACTGCACGCGTGAGCCGTAACTATCTTCACCAATCAGCAGCGTCCTATTGAGCGCCTCCGTTGCACCTGTCACGCCCAAGCCGGGATTGTGGGTTATCGGGTCAACCACGTCGATGGCGTCGCCTATCGCTGTCGTTACCGTCGTCGCATCCCGCGCAACTAGAAACGCCTCTAGTTCAGTTTCGATTGGTCGAGCTGTAAACGTCAAATTGAATAATGCAAAGTCGCCAGCTGTGTCGTCAAGCGTTTGCCACATCTTTAAATCACTTCCGTATACTGTGCCGCGTTGTATCGGTGTGCTAATCCGCTGGCCTGCTAGTATCTCCTGCACGCCTAGCCGGTTAATGCCTACGCCTGTACCCGTGTAGTTTAAACTTTGCCACTGGGTTACCGGTACGGCATTGACGCCCACAATGACGCGAATAACACCGTCGGCGTTCTGTGTTTCTCCGTCACCAAATAAGCAAAGTCCTTGATCAATTTCGGCGCGGGCCGTGTCGCTGTTTGTAGCTGTAAAAACAACCTCATCCCCTAGCGCATTGTTGCCAAGTAGGTCGGCACGCAATACCACGATTTGAAAATCTGCCGTTGATGTGTTCACCAGCGTGCCATCCAATCCGCCATCGTCATCGATGCCGACAATGGTAACACTTAAATCCATTACGGTCTGATCACTAGGCAGCGCTGGCGTATTAATCACAATCGGCATGGTAATTTCACCGCATTCGTTCCTGTTGAATACGTAGCTAACGACTACATAATAGTCGGGCGTTGCCGTCCATTGTGGATTGCTGTAAACGTGTGAAGTGTATTCAAGCACGCCATCAGCCAACGCGCCGAGCTGAAAATCTAACGTTGTTTCTGTAAACTGTGCATCCCGTTGCAGGTACTGCGTGCCAACCTTAACAAGGAAGCGAAGCATTACACGCGCCACAAGGTCGTCGCCCGTAGCTACGCCGTCGCCAGCATACTCATAATTAAATGTGCCGGTAATTGCAAATTCTGTATCCTGCAAGTAATCTATATCGGTATCCTCTAACGTGTTGCCGAATTCCGTTTCGGTATACAGGTTATCGTAGATGAGCGGGTAATTGCCATTGTATTTTCGCGTGCGCCGCACTTCCTTTAACGGTGCAAGGCCGCTATACTGGTATCCGCGTAGCCGCTCCAGTGTCGAATCAAATGCACGCGCTGCGTTATATGTGTCCTGTGTTATATCCGTGCCGTCTTTCTGTTTGCCCTCTACGGTTAGGGTAGTACTTGCCTGCTGTGCCCCTAATGGTAAGAACCACCAAACGCCGTCGCTCTGAAACAACCGCGCGTTAAATACCTTCGTTATGCTTTCGAGTATCTCAAAGGTTGAATAGTATTGATTTACTCCGTTGCTGTCCGGGTTGCCTAGCGATAAATTTGAAATTCGCGTATCAATCAACTGGTTGCTACCGGTATAATCTACCGCGTCGAAATCATTGAGGTAATAAAGAAAGTCGTCAGTACCCCAAAGATGGGTTGCCCGTGTGCGGTTCAAACATTGCAGCAGCAGCGTCGGCACATCTACCAAGCCTGTTGAATCGTGCTTAATGTATTGCAAATTACCAAGGTCGTCGGCGGCGGTTAGTGTGTTTTGTATCGGCTGGTAATCGTATGGCCGTGTGACCTGCTCCGGATACAATACCCCAAACCAATACGGACTATTTACCCCGTCCGGATCTTTGTACACGCTCACCGAAAACCGTTGTTCGGGTGTCGTGGTAAGGAAGTCCATAAAGGTGGTGTGAATGCTGGTTTCTTCTGTCAGCGTGAATGTCAACTCACTACCGATAACGCCCTGCATCCGGTCTTCATTGTTGCCGGTGTATGTCAAGACAAACCCATCAGCACCGAGCTTAAACGTGCCCGCCGTGCCGGTAAAATCTGCATCGTGGATATTCACCCGGTAGTCCGTGCCAAGGTCATCGGTAAACTCAGCAAATAAACGTATTGGGTCAGCCATACTAGAATCCTCTTACTCGGTTTCGGTCGATTGCATTGCGTTCACTTGTTAGAAGTATATCGCGGCCTGAAATCTTGCCGGTCACCTGTACGCTTTGCCCGCCCATCATGCTCTGTAATTTATCCAGCGGCGCAATTACTTCAGGGTTATGCTGTGCGCCTGCGTACTCACCCACCTGCGCAATGACTGGCCCGCTTACGATGCCACCACTGGCCATCTGTGGAATGCCAAAGCCGCCGCCTATAAACTTACCGAGTCCGCCCTTTACTAAACTACTGCCGGGCATAAGCACGGATAGAATGGCGAATTGTGCAATGAGTGAAGCCAGTTGGATCAACATCTGCTTAATCATATCGCGCATGACTTCCTCAAATGTTGCCGTTCCTGCTATGATGCTTTTAAATGTGCTGTCGATAAAGTTCGCCATGCTTTGGGCAATGCTGTTGATTTGATTCTTTACAAGGTTCGTGCGCTCTATGACCTTATCAATATCCTCTTCGTCAAGATCTGCATCGTCTATGAATTCAATGTCTTCAAATTCTAAATCAGCCCGAACGGTCACGGTTTCGGTTGGTGTTGGTGTTACCGTTGCACCTGCACCGCCGCCGCCGCCGCTAATGGCTGACGGTATTAAATTAGTCAAGCCGCCCAATGTGCTTAACGCGTTGGCTACGCTTTCCTTTGTCACTAACTCCAGCGGCTCACGCTCCAGCTCTGTGTTGACTGCCGTTGTAAAGTCCTCGGCTGCCTTTGTACCAAACTCGGCCATGCGATCCGCCGCGTTGCTGAATGCGTTGCCAATCAATTCCGGTATCGCACTAAAGTCGCCGCGCATTACTGCGCCTATGATTGCGCCAAGGTCTGTAAACGCACCTATAACACTATCAACCGCAAACAGAAAGAAATCAAACACCACTTGAACCGTGCCCTTTATGCCGCCAATGATGCCACGCAAAAGGCTCGACTCGTTGTAAAGCGTTATAAAGTAATTGATTACGTTAGTAATGTATGGCGCTATCTCATCGGCAAAGGTTACAATCGCAATACCCAAACCGACGACGGCAGCAATGACCAAACCAATAGGCGAAAGCAATGCCATAAAGCCCTGTATTAGTGACGGCAGTATGATAAGCAACGGGCCGAGCGCCGCCGCGATACCTGCACCGATTACCATAAATCTCTTAACCTCTGGGCTGAGGTTTTGAAATGCGGCGAGCATATTTTTTAGGCCGTCAATGACCGGCGGCAGAAACTCCATTATAATCTTACCGAATTCCTCCTGCAAATCACCGAATGAATTGGCTAGCTGCTTCAGCCCACCCGTGCCCGCCTTCGCTGCTGCCTCTGCTGATCCGCCGTATTGCTTTTCTAGCTCGTCAAGTATAACGGTTTGAGCCTCGGCAAGCCTACCGGATTCGGTCAGGCTTTTAATCACTTGCTTTTGGTCTTCGCTAAACTGGATACCCGAACGGCTCAACGCGCTAAGGTTTGCAATCGGATCGTTAAGCGCTTTACCCAATTGAATGGATGCGCTTTTTAGATCGCCATCTAATCGCGTGGCAAGATCCAAAGCAACGGACTGCGTGCGGGCAAACTGATCGCCGGCAATGTTGGTGAACGTCAGCAGTTGCGAGGTTGCATCCTTTAGTATTTCTTCATCTCCGAATATCGTTTTGGTTTGCAGGTCGCTGGCCATCTGCTGCAACTGCTTCGAAGTATATCCAACGGTTGAACCGGTGGACTTCAAACCCGCCTCAACCTGTGCAATGGCTTTGGCCTGCTGGTCGAATGCTTTTACTGCTGTAAAGCCAAGCGCCGCAATCGGGGCGGTTAGCCCCATGGTCATGGACTTGCCGAGCTTCTTGGTGTTCATACCAAAGCGCTGCATCTTTTTCATAGATGAGCCAAGCGCCTTATCGAATTGCTTTGTTTGCGCTCCTATCGTTACGATTAAATCGTTCAGCTTTGCCATTGGTCTCTTTCTAGTATTCGCTGCCTTAGTTCTTCCTTGTTAAGCTTACCGGCCTTGGCCTTTGGTTTCTCCCATGGGAATTGCATCAGGTCCTTTGGCTGCAATTTACGCCCTTTTTTTAGGTGAGGCTGCATAATCATAGAACCGAGCCACCGCGTGCGCTCCCACTCCATGCGCTCCCGTATCTCTTCGCTCTCTCGGTTGGCGTCAAGTGCCAGGCTTACCTCGCCGAATGTCATTGACCAAAACGCAGAAGGGGACAGGCGTAATATGCCCATCCCCATCCGTATTATATCCGGCCAGCCTATCGGCTTGTCTGTGCCGTCTATGCTTTTTTTTCGCTGCTATATTCGCCGAGTGCGTCAAAGCATTGCGTGACGTGTTCCAGCGTAATATGATCCTCGAAGGTCATCAAATCCATATCGAAGTCTTGACCTTCAAAGCTGCATCCACATTCAACACCAACGAAGCAAAGGAATGCGCAAGCGTCTGCGCTCAGCTTTGACGGATCGGAAAGGCTGAACACATTGACCTTGGTCTTACGTTCAAACTTCTTCAGCGCCTTCATACTGTACCGCACTGGGTACTCCGTGCCGTTTACTTCAATCATTAGGCGACAGTGTCAGTAATTGCACCGGTCAGTTCAAACGTAGCTGAATACGTTGCTGTGTCTTCTGTGCCACCTGACTGCTCAAGGCTAGTAATAATAGCCGACGCGCTGAATGAAAGTTCACCTGCCACTTCGTTAGCCTTTGCAAACTTAACCGTGACCGCTGTGCGTGCCTCCCATGCAGTCCACAAATCAGTCACGTCTTTGTTTGAAGCGTCAAGGTAGTCCACCAAACCGCTCACGCTGATTGTTCCGCTGCGTACTCCACCGAGCAGCTCACGAAATCCCGCGCTGTCTTTTGTGGTAATGTCGATAGTTTCGACGTTAAGTGAAAGGCTGCAATCGGTTGCCGCTGCAATCAGCGTGCTATCCATATAAACGCCTAATTCTGTACCGTTAAAAATGGCCATTTTATTCTTCTATTAATTCGTTATTATCTGAGTCTTTCTTTTTCGTTGGAGCGTCCAGGTATCCCTTTGCTTTTAGTTCTGCGGCAAAGTCAGAAGTTACCGACGGCGTCGCGCCTTTCTTCCAGTTGTTACCGCGTAGCTTGCACGCCTTTTGAATTGTGACCTTCATGCCTGCAAGTTAATCAATTTCAGGTTGATCAGGAAACCATCCGTTTTCATCCATGTACTCCTGTGTGCGGATCGTCGTATCGCTCGGCACGATATGCCCAAACGGAAACTTTTGATTGACCTGCACGTAGCTGCTGAGTTGGTAGCGTTCATCGTTCGACAGCTCAGGAAAGCAAGCCACAAGGCGCTCGAGGTTTGCCGCGGGGTGTACGTTGATCAGGTAATCCGTGTCGACCTGCAAAGCGTTCTGTACTCCGTCAGGGTGTACGATAATACCAAACACGGTCGAAGCCGCTTCCCCATCTGCCTGTATCAATACAGGGCGTGAGATGTTGTACAGTTCGCGCGTGATTTGGTACGCTCTGCGCTCGCTTGTCTGCGTGTCCGTTGGTAGGACTATGATATAGCCGTTCATGAAAATATGTTGTAGAACGTGTTGATGTTAGTTTCAATTCCTGTGCGGTTGCTGGATTGGTCGGAATCGTAGATAATAATTTCACTATACTTTCCGTTCGCTGATAATGAGTTGTTTACTGCGTAGCTACCAATTCCCAAAGTGCTTTGGAAATCTCCCCATAATTGCGTATCTCCGTTTTCGATGCCTAACAATACAGGCACTCCCGTTTTTACGTAAGTTGTGAATTCTGTTCGTGTTGTTATACTGTTATCTACACCGTCAACGTAATAGGTTGGCGTCCCAAATTCGCTGTCAGGTCGATTTGACGAAGTTCCAAGATAACCAATGTACTCAGAACCAGCGCAACCAAACATAATGCCGCCCGTGTCGTTTGTTTCAAGCACTACATACATATCGACAACGTCCTTGCCAATAAAAAACGTATTACTTACACCCATTGAGGCTGCGGAAGTATTAAAGTCACACGCAGGTTTTCCATCAGTATTTTGCACCACGCCCGTAGTCCCGTCGTAAATCTTCGGCATGTTCGAAGTCGTGGTTTGCGCTGCCGTGTTCGTGTTTCCGCTTTGGTCGTACCACTTCGAGACAAACCCATTATTTGAACCGCAGTGCGCTGCCAGTGCGACCGTATCCAATTCACCGAATACATTAAACCCTATATCCGCGTAGCTGCTCCCGTTGTAAACCTCTACCGCTGAACCAACGTAGGAACTCGAAAGCCGTCGCAATGAATACGCA